AAAAAAGAATATCCTTTCGTTACTATCATCGGCAATACTACCTATAACAACAGCTGTAGTATCATTCAAACTATTTGACAATATATTTCCAACTACATTCTTTCCAACACCTAAAGAGCTTCCGTCTTCAGATGTAACCATGAAATTCACAGCGTCAGTCATAACCCCATTAGGAGTTAATCTTTCATCTAAATCTTTATCAACTGTTGCCTTGAGGAAATTATTTTGAATTTTAGCCATATCTTTATTTTATTTTAACCATTTTCCTCTACCCTTCAGTAGAATTAGTAATTCAGTTCCCTTAGCCTCCATTAGTCTTATTCTTGTATTTTGTAACTCTGAATAGTAATCTCTTTTAGCTCTATTGACAATATACTCTTGAACGCCGTACTTGTTACTTAACAACATGTATCTAACGTAGTTGTATAAACTTTGTTCTGCAAATTTATGCACCTGAACTTCATCACCATTATTATATTCAAGACCATCAGAAATATATTCTAGGACAATAACCTTAGTTCCTATGTTTGAAGAGAAAGACATAACTCCCTTTCTTTTATCTATAGTAAAGTATCCATTTCTGTTTTGGTTGGTTTCAATACCAAACCTTGGAGTGTAATTAAAATCACGTCTCTCATTCTCCTCTGAAAAATTAAGAGAGCTATATTTTTTAAATGTTTCTGTTTCGTTAGCCTCTAATGGATAACCATTCTCATCAAAAAGTATATTGTATAAGTGGTCTTGCAAATAAGCAGTCCCAATTAGTGTTCTTGTGTCTTTCGATAATGTTCTTAAAAGACCATCATTGCCTAACACAGAAACCCTAACATAAGAAACGAAATCTCCTGGAAGAGTAAGCAATAAAGTATCACTCAATTCAACCTCCATAACCTTCACCTCTTTTACTGAGTCGTAGTTAAACTCTTGAATGCCTCTCTTCATGTGAGACAGTACATTATATCTCTTTACGTTTGATAAAAGTCTATCATCTCCAATATAGTTAAGCATAAAGTTATCTACAAGCTGAGATAGTGTTATGTACTGATAGTTTCCCCAATTAGATTCGTTTGAATAATAATCAATAGGAGGTAGTATTTGGTTACTCATTTTTATCTTTTATTTTTTATAATTGTTCATTATTGACGTTCAGTCCTTCCATAATTTGAGTTGCCTGAACAACATCAACCTCTCTAATCTGAATACCACAATAAGAAAGTATCTTTATAACTATCTCATTAAACATAGATGTTGGAAGTTCAAAGTCTTGGTAGTCTCCTGCTGTTGGATTGAATAATGGATTTCCTGCTACAACCGAATAGGTCCATTTAGGTTGAATAGGTTTTCTAATATATGTAGCGTTAAAACTTGTAGGACTAATACCTATTGGATATATTTTATAATTACCCCTTATGTTAATATAAACAGGGTAAGATAGAGATGGAGCTATTAGATCATTATTAAGCATCTTATTTATCTCCAACTTACTAACCTCTTCTACGTCAACACCAACATAATCTAAATTTATCAACCTATAAAAAGTAGAATCGTTTACATAATATAAACCTCTATCAATCAATACATTTCTCTCAATTTTAGTAAATATATCGATAACCTCTCTGATATGTTTTGGTATGTCAGAGTATTCTGAATTATAAAGCCTGTTATTTTGCTTTACAATAGACTTAGAGTACTTGTGGAATAGATCCTCAAACAACCCCATTTGAGCCAACTCAGCATACATATTAAACTCTGTTGGAGTTATATATCCTCTTGACTCTTTATTTAATATTGACAGTACTGTCGTGTATACCTGATTTATCATCTTTTTTTTGTAAGAAAATTATTTGCAAAGATACAAAATAAAAAAATAGTCCCCTGCAAACTAAATTACAGAGGACTAATATAAAATGTAATTTATAGTTTTAAATTACTTTAATTTAGAATTTGCATACTGCATGAACTTTTCACCTTCGTCAGTTTGTCTAATCCATCTTGCAAAAGCATTGTACTTGTCAGACTCATCAAATGGAACTCTACATAATAAAGTGTCTCCGCTATAGAAGGCATTGTCTTTGAATTGAGTGACATTTAAATCATGACATCTAACAGCAAAACCTTTTAACTCAGTTAAGTCGTCAGAAGCTAAGTGAATGAAGTTTACTGGATTTTGTTTAGCATACATCAATACATCTCTCTTAACTTCGGATGTTTTTCTAGATAATACACCATTTCCAAATAAAGCCAATGCAATACTCTCTAACTTGTCAGTTGGAAGTTCCATTACAATGTTTAATGCTTCAAGTTCTTTTTGAATGCTGTCAACTTGTTCTTCTGCTTTCTCTTCTGGTCTTAACTCTTCAAAGATAGATCCGTTTGAAGGATGAATTGATAATAATTCTTGTAACTGAGGATTATCTCTTTTTACAATTAATTTACCATTAACAAAAACAATAGGATCTACTAATACATCCCCTGTTTGTTCGTCTTGATAAATACTCGTTTGATTACTAGCGTAACATAAAGACCTAAGTCTATTTAGCTCCTTGTCAAAGAATTGTAAGGGTGCTCCTTTTTTGTGTCTACTTCTTAAGAAGTATTGAATTGGTGTGTGCTTTAATAACAACACATACGTTCTGTCTTTGTCAGTTTCTAGCTCCGCTACAACTGCCTTTTTAATTGCTCTAGCCATAATTTAATTTAATTTTAATTTTTGCAAAGGTAAGAAATATCTTATACAAAAAAAGAGCTTGCTTATGTCGATTAATTTATATATATTTGCTACATAACCAATACATCATGGCTTACGTATACAGACACATAAGAAAAGACAAGAACCAAGTTTTCTATATAGGTATAGGAAATACACCTGGTCTTCATAGAGCTAAAAGCAAATCAAGCAGAAATAAAATATGGAACAATATAGTAAAGAACACCGATTACGATATTGAAATACTTTTTGAAGATATTGATTGGGATTTTGCTGTTAAAAAAGAAATAGAATTAATAAGCATGTATGGTAAAATCATAGACAATACAGGTACTTTGTGTAATATTACCAACGGAGGAGAAGGGTGTAGTGGATTTAATCATTCAGATGAATTTAAAAACAAACTAAAAGAAGAAAGAGTTGGTTTTAAAAATCCAATGTACGGAATGAAAGGAGATAAAAGCCCTAATTTTGGAGTGAAAAGATCAGAAGAAACCAAACAGAAAATAAGGGAGTCACATAAAGGAAAGTTTAATAATGATAAAAATCCTTTTTACGGTAAAAAACACTCAGAAGAATCTAAAATAAAAATGAGTGAATATCATAACAAAAATTCAAAGAAAGGCGTAGATAATAAAATGAGCGTTAAGATTATAAACTCAAAAAATGGAAAAATATATAATTGCATAAGAGAAGCTGCTGAAGATTTTTCTTTTACATACAATAAAGTAAAATGTCTTTTAAACGGAAAAACAAAGACGAATATAACAGGTCTTATGTATTATAGTGATTATATAAAAAAAGAGGGGAATTAACCCCTCTTTGATTTTTAAAAACTTATTAATTATGCTCCTTTAAGCATTACAAAGTTGTTTCTTGCAATCACGCAAAGCGCTCTTTCAGAAAGCATATGAAGTTCATTCGCATCTAAACTAGAATTACTTACGTTTCCAGCCGAACCCACGTTCCAAACTTTATAACGTCTGTCTTCAGTAGCAGATTTACGGTATTTAACATGTAAGAAAGGTAATGAAGCGTTAGCTCCTAATACGTTGTCATATACAGTTTTAACACCAGTTGGACACATAACACCATTTACTGTAGCGTTTCCTGAGAATAAACCACGAGCAGTTGGATCATCTAAATATTTCCATTGAGACTTATAGATTTCATAACCAGCTAATTTAAATCCAGTGAATCCTAAATTTAAAGCCATATCCTCAGAGTTGTCAAAAGCACCATAAGAAGTACCACCAACACCATAAGAGTTTTGAGAAGCTAACATAGCATCAATAGCTCTATCTTGAGCAAATCTATTGAACATTAAGTATTCAGAGATTGCACCTTGCTTATTTAAACGGTCTAAGATTTCATCAACGTCAGTTAAGTCAGTGATTAAACCATCAAAAATATTTCCTTGTTCAACAGCTTCGAAGAAACCTTCTGTACCTGTAAATCCAGCAGTAGCCGCAGCTGAACCACTTTCGAAAGAAACACCTTCAATCATACCCATCTCGATATAGTCATCAAAACGTTGACGAGTTTGAGAACGAGATTTTAAGTACCATAAGTAACCCATTCCTCCTTCACCTTCAACTTCAATCCAACCAATTTGAGACATATCAGAACCATTAACTGAATCTTTCTCTTTGATGATGATTGGTTTGTTTTCGAAGATGTCTGGGTTTGCCTCTAAAGACTCAGCTCTACCTTCAGTTCCTTTTCTATACTCGTTAGAGTAAGCGAAACATTTAATAGCAGTTGTTCCGATAGCCCATCCAGCAGAAGCAGAAGGTAATACTGTAAAAGTATCAGTTGTAACAACAGATACGATACCTTTGTCTTCATTAGTTCCGTCATTAAAGATAACAGTATCGTTAACTCTAAATGTGTGAGCAGCCAAAGTGAATACATTCGAAGAACGAGTTACACCTGTACCAACTGGTCTTAAACGACCTTCTTCAGACCATTTAATTAAGTCAGATTGCATTGGTGCTTCTTGTCCCATTCTTTCGATGAAACCTTTGATTGATTGATTACCGTATCTTGAGAACTCTTTGTTCATCAATTCTGGTAAGTACTGATTTGAAAAGTCGAAGTCAGTAGCTTCTAAATAGTTGCTAGACAAAATTTCTTTTGTAGCTGTAGGAGTTAATTTTACTCCTGGGATTGCTTCTAATGCCATTTTTTAAATGTTTTTTTTGTTTTTATACTAATTTAAACTTAATACCACTTGGGATATTTTCTTGTGCCTTTCGCATACCACCCATGTCAATGTTCTTACTACTCTTAATCTCTTCCTCAATAGCTCTTGCTTTTGCGGTCTCATAAACATTCTGTAAGATGCTATCATAATTCATAGCTACATATAATGCCTTGTGGTATCCTTCAGGATCTTTTATCAAACCATTCTCATCTAAGAACTTTCCAAAAAAGCTCATTACATTTGATTGGTCGTTTTTAACAGCTTCTATATTACTTACCTTTTGACTAATTACTTCATCTCCAACTTTAAAATCAAAACCTTTGAAATCATTAGAGAATAGTTCATTTGTCTTTTGTAAGAAGTATTCTGATTGCTGTTTACCTGCCTCTTCTTGGTTTTTAAGTCCTTCAACAAACTGTTTAGCTTGCATATAGTCTTCTGGAATTACTGCATCATTAGACACCGCTAATGGAGCTTTGTATTTATCCTTCAAGCTATCGAAGTACTTTAACGCCTCTGAATGAGACTTCTTAAAAGAACGTACTTTTTTATTGATATCTCTCTCATCGTCAACATCCTCGTCATATCCGTAAGTGTCTAAAAACTCATCTTCAATTTCTTCGTCAGTGTACTCTGGATTCATTTCCTTTAAGTAATTCTTAATGATTACTTCTTCAGGTAATGTAGAGAAATCTTTTTGAAGTTCCAGGTAGTCGTTGTAACTTCTACCTGTTTCTTTTTTATAATCTAAGTAAGATTTAATATCATCTGGTATTTCAGAATCTTCATTCCTAGATACTTTTGACATTAACTCTTCTTTAGACTTTAGATATTCTAAAATATCGTCATCATTATTAAATGTAAGAACATTATCTTGTACATCTTCTTGTACATCTTCTTCGTTGTTCACTTTATCTACCTGTTCATTGTCCATGAACTCAGCGTTATCTTGAACTACACTATTGTCTACTTCTTGAGGAGCATCTTGTTCTCCTTCTAATCTGAATTTAAACATCCTATTTGATTTGATTTAATTTTTTGCAAAGTTATGAATTATTTTGTAAGAATTTTAATACCTACTATCTAGGTTCAAACTCTCCTAACGAGAACGCATCCAAACTATCATTTGTACTTTCGAAGTTAATTGATGGTAAATCTTTTTTACGCTGCTCAACTAATTTTGATTGCTGTGTGGCTTGTAGCTTTGTTCTCTCGTCTTTTCTATCTTCCTTCATAGCTTCCTTATTAGTCATTCCTTGCACCTCTATTCCTTTTAACTGCATATTGTAGTCGAACTCTATCTGCATTAACTGCTTTTTAAATTCAACCTCCATCTGCATCTTTCTTATCTCTCCTTCAATTCTAGCTGTTTCTACTTGCGCTTTAGACTGTCCTTCTAGTTGAATTAACTGAGCTTTACTTTGAGAGGCTGCTTGAGCGCTCTGCATATTTCCTTCTGTTTGTGCCTGAATCTCCTCCATCTTACGACTCTGCATCTCATCCATTCTTTTTTTCTTACGAACAGAAAGGTATTTAGTAGCAAGCTTTATATTTTTAATACCCATAATAGCATACTTATCTTCAACACCAAGATTTCCAGCTTGTATTTCAAATGATATGTCTCCCTCTAATTTAGCTCTTTCTTCCTCATCAGGAACTAACTCTATAAATATAGCAAAGTCGTGTAGGTATAGTTTTTTAATACTTTCAAGGCTTTCTACGTTAAGAGATGAAATCTTTTGAATTAAATCATTCTTAGATTGAGAGAACTGAAGTACATCTGATATTCTTGTGGATATACATTTAGCTAACTCTCTAGTTATAAACATACTAGCCTCAAGTATATGTCTTGTAGCTACGTTAGATGAATAAGCCGCCATCTTTTGAATACCAACTAAACTATTTTTATCAGGATTACTTCCGTCAATAGCTTGGTTAATACCTGTTGCCTGAGCAATCATATCCATGGAAATCTGAATACTATTCCATAGAGACGATATCTTGTCTTGACCAGAAGAGTGTCTAACTTCTTGAATTGGAACTTTACCATTATTAAATTCTCCACCTGAAGTAGAGCTTCTACCAATAACAGATCCTGTTTGAAAGTACATGTTCAGTGCATCTTCAATTGTGTACGCATTACCACTTCCTAAGTTAATACCAGTAATACCATCAATATCAATGTATTGACCATCAGGAACTACTCTTTGTTTTATTTGTTGTAACTTCAACCAAGACATTTGAATGTCGTCAGCAAATGGTATAATTCTATTAACAGTTGAATCAATAAATCCCTTGTACATTTTAGGAGCGTTAACGATGTAATTAGGAAGTGCTTTAGATAGGTTTGATTTCTCCTTAACCATGTTCTTACATACTTCCCACTCTAACAATATATTAGTACCTAAAACTAAAACCCCTTCAAACCAAACCTCTTCAATTTTAGTTAGCTTTTCAAAGTCAGCATCTCCAGCTCCCTTATAAATAAAGTCTGTTGTTTTAGATATAATTTTACTACCTCCTTTTGAATTCTTTTTCTTTTTCCAAATCTTCTCTCTTGATGTCTTGTAATTAAAGTATAGTAGTCCTAACTTACCATCTAAGGTATCTCTGTTTTGACCGTTAAAGTTTAATTCGTAATAGTTATTCCAAGATGAAGATATTCCGTTTAATATCTCTCTCTGTTCTGGAGAAAGATTTGGGTATTCTTTATATACTTCTGATAGATTTACATTCTTATACTCTCCAAAATAAAAACAATCTTGAAAGTAAGGATCTTCTGTGTAACTCCATATTAAGTTAGCTGGATCAACATAATCAATTTTAATACCGTCATTAGGAGTGTATCTATGTTTTCCAACACCGACACCAACCTCTACAATATCTTTTTCAATTCTTCTTCTTACGATTTGGTTGTATGAGTTCTCTTCAAACACTGTAGCTATAGCTAACTCATTAGATACTTCAATTCCTGGCTTATACTCTAACTCCATCTGAACATCAAGTTCTTCTTTACTTTCAGGTATTTTATCTACAGGAACAGAACCTAAAGTAACTCCTAATTGATTCTTGGCTTCAACAATGAAATCTTTAGTCATCATATCTTTCTCAAGATTCTCTTTCTTTTCAATCCTTTCTTTTACAGATGTAGGATCGATAGCTCTAGCTCTTACAGAGAATTCTCTTTGAGCAATACCGTTAATAAGTATGTCGCAATACTTAGGTATAACAGGAACGATTCTCCAGTCAAGATTTAAGTGAGACATGTCTCCATTTACAGCGAAGTAGGTCTTATACTTTGCAGTACCTTGCATACCATTAGCATACATTCTTCTTTTGTGAAACTCATCCCTTTGGTCGTAATACCTACAAGAAGCTCCATTTCTTTTAAACCATTCGTTTTGAATAGCTTCTGCAACTTGTAACCCATAATCAGATGACTTTTGAACCTCAAAACTCTCATTCTGGCTTGGGAAGCTTCTATATGTAATAGAAACACCACCTACTTTTTTAATACTCATATCTAATTTTTATACATCTTTAAGTTAACCGTAACCTCTCTTGCTTGCTCTTTTGGAGTATATAGTCTTCTATTTACAGCCATTATCGCTAAGCCTGAACTAATAGAGGCATCAAATTTAGTTCTATTTGTAACATCAAACACCATCCAGTCTTCTAATGTAAAGTTAAATGGCATATATCCTATTTCTTCTGTTTCGTTGTTTCTGCCAACGAATTTCTCTATGTAAGCTTCTATTGCTGACGCATGCATTTGTCTAACATCTTCACTTGAGTTCGGCATTCCTCCTAATTCTTTTTCTGTTGGAGATAGTCTATTTGAGGTTTTATCAAACCTTGTAACTGAATACCCTCTATACCCTCTATTTTTAAAGTGGTAAAGTAATCTCGGTTTATTATTTTCAGCTAAGATAGGCATTCCATAGAACACACAAGCCATTAACACATCTTCAAAAAACATTTCTGCTGTCTTTGGTCTTGAAACATATTCTAAAAAGAACGCATTACTAGGAACATCTCCTAATGTAAATGAAGTAAGACCATGTAAAGCACCTTTAGACGCTCTTGATGTCTCTTCGTTATATGTCCCATCTTTTCTAACTCCCTCAACAGTTCCAGAGATATCATATGTATCACAACCAAAAGCTCCAAGATCATCATTTAAAGGATGTTTTGAATACCCTCCATGATTCATTTTTATTTCAAATCTATTCTGTAACTCTTCAGGAGGTATCCAGGATACTAAAAACCTACCTCTTTCATTTGGTTTCCATTCAACTACTGAATCTTTAACACCATCCTTCCACTGAAAGTTGCCTCTAACTAATGTTTTTTCAACCTCAAACTCATCATTAAACTTCATTTGAGATATGATTCTCTCTATATTAAATAATGATTGATGTAGTTCATCTCTAAATGCCTCGTCTGTAGTCATTGGAAATGCTCTTAACTCTTCATTATAAGATATATCGCTTTCTTTTTTCTTACTACTTCTTTTAGCCTCTAAAAACTGAATACTACCAATCGTTTTATATTCTCCTTGCACATTGTAATACCCACTTCCTTTTTCAACTATTTCATGACACACTCCGTATTTATCAGTAAACTCCTCCATATTCTTGTGTGCTGGAAGAAAGTACGAGTAAAGACCAGATGGTGTTCTTCCTGTTATACTATTTCTTTTTTTAACATCAGACAAAAGATATATATTCTTAAACTCTCTACCTCCATTATTCATAGCGTTTGCAGTAGAACCTAAGAATGCCTTACCAACTACCCTACCTCCAGTGTCAAATGTTGGAGATACTTGTCCCCAGTGTTTTTCAAAGTTGTGTGGTTTACTCCATTTACTAATCTCATCACCAAGATACCTAAACATTTTCTGACCATCATACGCATCATCTTTTGTTGGTAAGTAGTCAATCAATGTATTTAAGTAGTCGTCTGTATTTGTGTCTTTATTTTTCTTTGAAACCTTACTTCTGTCAGAAGGCTTTGCAAACTCTAAGAACTTTTTACTATCCTCAGCTCCTTTTACAATAGGTTTGAAGAAGAATGGTAAATTTAAGTATCCGTAACTAAACTTAGAGAATGCTTTAGCAGCGTCATCAGCAGTTTTAGATGTCATACCTAGCCTTGCATTTGAAATAGAAGTTCCATCGTTAAGTAACTGACATAAAATCTGATATGTATAACCAGTACGTCTTGACTTAACAAATAACTCTCCTAAACATCTTGGATCTACAATACAAGCTTGTGTAAAATAAAACATATCTCTTTGGGCATACCTAAAGTCCATGTAGTCTCCGTTATCCTCCATCTTAACCCACTGAAGTGCAAAGTAATGAGTACCAGTTAAGTATTCAGGTTTTCCATTATTCATAAACCAAATACCTTCTCTTCTTCTCCTGAACTCTTCAATTATATATTCTATATACGACTCAGCATTATCTTGACTTAGTCCACTTGGAACATCCTGTCTTTTCCAGTGTTGATCCTCTTTCTTTAACTTAGAAAATAATATGTCTTTCTTTGCAGGTACAGATGGTAGTGTGATATTTAGATTATGTAACCTAAGCACCTCTCCTTTAGTTCCTTTTGGACATAGTAGTATTGAGTCACTACTTTCGTCATACCAATTTTTGTAGTAGTCTTTTAAAGGCAAAAACTCTCCAGTAGCAAACTTTTCAGGATACCCTCTTTTGAATTCATTTTCCTTAAGGTTTATATTGTCGGCATCAATCTGCATCCTTAACTCAATTAAAGAAGCATCAATCTCTACAATAGCTTGGTGGATAAGTGGTTTTACAGAAATAGCTAAATGGTGTTTAGAAGGATCTAAATCATCGTAATTTATCTTCCCTCTAAGAGCCTCTCTAAGTATATTTAATGCTAAGTCACCAGACTTAATTAATCTCTTAACATACCTCTTTAATTTCTCATCTGAAGGTGCGCTAGAGCTATTTTGCCATCTAACTATTAAGTCCTTACCGTATTTGAATGAATCGACTTTAGCCTTTACAATTGTCTTAACCTTATCAGGCTCAACCATAGACATATCAATAGGGTACTCTAATCCTTCGATTACAGTGTCTACAGCTATCTCAATATCTTTGCTAAGTCCTAACATATCATTAATACTCTTCTTTGTTTCATCATATAAAGCTTTTGGTCTTCTATATTAAATTCGTATTCTGAATCCTTCATAAAGCCAATCTTGTCTCCATTTTTAAATCCTTTTGACAACATATCTGTATTTGCATACTTCAATACCCCAAATTGCTCCTCCTCTTTAATACCTTCGTACTCGTAATCCTTTTTTAAAGGCTCTACAAAACAATAAGGCTCTAAAGCTATGTAGTTATTTGAATTTCTT